GTACAGTGATCGACTCCAAGTGCCACTATTCAAGAACGAATGGGGCACATGATGGGACTGTTTGATAGATTATTTGGTGGAAAAGCAAAAGAAGAAGCATTAGAGGTATTATTGGCTGCTGCACCAACGCCTGTAGAACCTCCTGCACCCCGAGAAAAGAAAGTTAAAGAACAACCTAAGACTGCTAAAGAGATTGCCACAGACAAAAAAGAGCCTTATGTGAACATCGTAAGTCTGGATGTGGATCTAGATAACTTGCATCAAGGTGCATTTGAATTGGACTGGAACGAGATCTTTGTGGCTCGCTTGGTCAAGGCCGGATACATGATCAAGAAGGACGATACTGATGCCGAGATTGTGGACCGTTGGTTCCAAAATGTATGTAGACATGTAGTAATGGAGACCTGGGAACAAGAAGAAGCCATCGCTAAGAGTGGCATGTGGGTGCGTAGCACCGATGTTGGAAATGGTCGATCTGAAGTATCGTGAATCTCCTTATACACGGGCATCCCGGATCTAGACTAGGATTCGTTGCTGCTGTTCTGCAAAATAAATTGTTGAATAATTTATTTGATGTTGGAGCTCACCTAGAACCCGAGTATGTAAAATTGCATGAGTTTGATCAGAAAATTATATCGTCGTTTCCTGATACCAAAATATGCATCCATACAACTCTTGATATGTTAGATCGGCATTTCTTGTTGTTTTATCAAAAAAACGTGATAACAGTTCTACCAGAAAGATTTCAAAATCTTCATGTGACAAACCGTAAAATTCTTGACAGATTGTATTATTCGTTTTCTAACTGGGCATCTGACGATGCTATAGCAAGAGCTTTTAACTTATACGATTATAACATAAATTTTGAACAGACATTTGATGTAGAGTTTATGTGTGATCTATATTTTCGAGTGAATAAAAAAATGCCATCTAGCAGCCTCATCGAAGCAATACAAACAACAAACCAAGCAAATTTTCAACCAATAGAATTAAATCATAGTTGTAAAATTGCTGCTGAAATTATTAAATTTGAACGTCAAAATAACTTCACTGAAGATGATCGCAGTTGGCAACTTAATCAAGCCTGTGATTTTACAGATTCGGGAGAATGTTTAGATCCAGATAATTTATATAATAATGTGATGTCGAAGTTATCTGTTGAATTTTATCAAGGTCCAGTTGATGTCACTGGTGGCTAATGGATGTAGTTTCACCGAAGGATATTGTTTAGGTGATAAAACAATGGCCTGGCCGAGCCGGTTAGGCAAAATGTTAAACACCAATGTACATAATCTTGCAATTGGTGGCGGCAGCAATGACAGAATTTTTAGAACATCCATTCAGCATCTTCATCTAAATCAGGATGTTGATGTTTTAGTGATAGGGTGGACCGGAATAGCAAGATCAGAAATTCCTTTACACAATGGGTCATACTTAAAGATCATACCCAGTGGTATAAGTCTGGAGGATAGTTCCTTACAAAGCAATCCTCCTGAAGAATATCTTAGAGATTTTAAAACTACATTTTACCAATGGCATTACAATCAGTTTGTTTGGGTTAAAAATCTGCTGTGTGATATCATTACTCTTCAGCTGTTGTGTGAGAAGAAAAAAATAAAATTGAAACAATTTTTTGCACTCGAACCGTTGATCATTGATCAGAACTATCTTGCTAAACTTTGTGAAGATTCTTATGAATTTTTTAAACTTGAAAATTTGCCTTTCCCACCATTTGACGCACGTGATCACAATATACAGTTGATCCAAAATCTTATCGAACAAGTTGATCAAGCCAACTGGATAGGGTGGCCAAATGATACCATGCGAGATAGTTGTAAAAATTTTAAATCTGACCCAACTGGACATCCAATGGAAGATGGTCATCAATATTGGGCAACAGTGATATATGATTCTCTATGTTAATGGCGATAGCCATACTGCTGCCGCCGAAGCAGTGAGTCCAGCAGCCTTTGCCGAAGACGATGGCTATCCTGAACTAGGTCGAAGACCACACCCTGCAAATCTTCAAGTGAGTTGGGGACAACAACTGGCCAACCGATTGAATGCTCGATTGATATGCGATGCTGAATCCGCCGCATCTAACTTCCGCATTTTACGAACCACACGCGAATGGATGAAGAACTTGGTGCCTTGGGAATCTGCACTAGCAGTGATCCAATGGAGCACCTGGGAACGAGAAGAATGGTTACACAATGGTGAATACTTACAGGTTGGTAGTTCGGGGCTAGATTGGGTTCCTGAAGAACTGGCAGATCAATACAAGCGATTTGTAGTCGGTGTAGATTGGACTTGGTGCCAGCAATACTGGCACGATGAAATATGGCAGTTGCACCTGGATCTAGATGCAGCAAAGATCCCGCATGTGTTCTTTAACGGCAACAATTCATTTGATCGAATTCGTAACGGTGTCTGGCACCAAGCTGATTGGAACAATGCATATATCGCACCTTATTCCAAATACACATACGATCAGATCTTGCGCGAAGCCGATTTCACCACAGTGAATTCTGAATCATGGCATTTTGGTGAAACAGCCCATTGCTTTTGGGCTGACTTTGTGTTACAATACTGTATAGAAAACAACATATGGAAACCCGATGCGATATCTGTTGATTGACACAGCAAATACTTTTTTCCGTGCCCGACATTCGGTTTTCCGTGCTGCTGATGCGTGGGAAAAACTAGGCTATGCTTTGCACATTGTGATGAGTTCAGTGAACAAAGTGCATAAGAAATTCTCCGCTGACCATGTGGTTTTTGCACTGGAAGGTCGTTCCTGGCGCAAGGACTACTACGAGCCCTACAAGAAAAATCGCTCTGTGGCCCGTGCTGCACTCAGCGCAACAGAACAAGAAGAGGACAAACTGTTCTGGGAGACCTATGATAGCTTCACTAAATACTTGGCTGAAAGCACCAACTGTAGCGTTATCCGACACCCAGAAGCCGAAGCAGACGACATCATTGCTCGTTGGATTGCTTTGCATCCACAGGACGAGCATTATATAATCTCATCAGATACAGATTTTGTGCAATTACTAGCACCCAATGTCAGCCAATATAATGGCATAACCGATGAACTACATACGGTTACAGGCATTTTTGATGCCAAGGGTCGGCGTGTGCAAGACAAAAAGACCAAGACAGACAAAGTGATCCCCGACCCAGAATGGCTGCTGTTTGAGAAGTGCATGCGCGGCGATACCAGTGACAATGTGTTCTCTGCTTACCCGGGTGTGCGCGAAAAAGGCACTAAAAACAAAGTGGGTCTGCGCGAAGCATTTGAAGATCGCAAGACCCGCGGCTTTTCTTGGAACAATCTCATGCTGCAACGCTGGTCAGACCACAACGGCGTAGAACATCGTGTGAAAGATGATTACGAACGCAATCGTGTGCTGGTGGATCTCACTGCACAGCCTGAAGAAATCAAGACCAAAGTGGATGGTGCCATCCGTGAACAGATAAGCCACAAAGACATTGGTCAAGTGGGTGTGCGGTTCATGAAGTTTTGCGGCAAATACGAACTCACAAAGATATCTGAATCAGCAGAGCAATACGCCTACTGGCTCAACAACACATACAAAGGAACCTTAGATGAGCATAATAGCCAAACCTATAGTTAAAGATCAGTTCTACATCCTTACACAGGATAATAAGAAGATCGGCAACATCGAAGCCACAGGAGATGGGTTCGCAGTAAGGATCAACAATCAGGTCATTCCATTCAAGACAATGGCCATGATCCGCAAACAAGTTGGAATTGAATTTCCAGCAGTGGGTAACAGGCCCAGCAAGGAGCCGGCAAGTTATCAAGTGCAAGGTTATCCTTCGGGGTCTCGGGTATATAATCCCATCTGGAATGTTCAACACAAATTGCCCTTGTTTACCAAGAACAACAAATCACGCTCGTGGTATGCTGCCGGTTGGTATCAGGTCAAACAACGCAGAACTTGGAGCATAGTGCAAGGCCCTAAGTTGATTACCTTGGAACGATATCCTTACCAAGGTCCTTTTTACACTAGAGAAGAAGCCAATGACAAACCCCTTCCTTGACCAATCAAGATTTATGCGAGCATGCAACCAGACCGTGGGTGCATGGAACGAACCTCAGTTCAATCTCTATACCAGTCTCATCCAAGAAGAAGTGGATGAACTCTGGACTGCCAATGCCGCTGCTGATCCTAAAGAATGTCTCGATGCACTGATCGACATCCTTGTGGTCACAGTGGGTGCTATCCATAGTCTTGGTGCAGATGGTGAAGGTGCATGGAACGAAGTCATGCGAACCAACTTTGCCAAGATTGATCCTGCCACTGGTCGAGTGAACAAACGCGAAGATGGCAAAGTTCTTAAACCCGAGGGATGGACCGCTCCTGAACTCGACCAATTCATACAAACACGATGATTGAACCCTTGCGCGATGATCTCATGGTCCAACAACAACTGGGCTCGGAAGATATTCCTTACATAGAAAAGTGGAGACACATGGTAGCAGTGATCATGCTGAACCAAACTGGCCGCAAACCAGTTAAGACTGTGTATCCACTGTTCATGCATCACTGGCCCACACCCGGTAGTCTAATATTCAGCACACCCGAGGCAGTGAAGAATATCATCTGGAGCCTGGGCATGAGCAATGTGAAAGAAAATCGCATACGCAGAATGACTTCGGACTATATCAATTGGGATGGCGAAGATGCCACCAAGTTGTATGGTATTGGCAAGTATGGATCTGATTCATATGAGATCTTCTTCAAGCACAACTACACCGTGGATCCCACTGACAAGGAACTGCGGCGTTATCTGGATGAAGAGGTGTTTGTGTGAGCATCCACATCAACCGATTCATCGATTCGGTAAAGGCACATGAGTCCCGTGGTCAACGCGATTTCATGATGCCAATGAAGGATGCCAAAGACCTACATCGTGACATAACCAAGATGCTGTTGGCCGTGACAGAACTACAAAATCGCCTGCTAACGGCACTGCAAGAACAAACCATTACAGTGGAACTGGGCGGCAAAGACTTCTGAAAACTACATACATTTGGGATAAATAAATGTAGGAGTATAATGAATGTCTAGGCCCAAACCATCGGTATTGATAGAGAACACCAACAAGCAAACATACAAAAGTGAGCAGGTATTGGCCAGTGATGGAATCTGGGCGGTGTTCTTTGACAGCCTACCTATCAATCTCAAGACCTCCAACTTGCTCACACAATATCCCGGACCCAAATATAAAAAGGTTTCATTTAGCAATCCAGGACACGCGATCAATCTAGCCAGAAAACTAAACATACAATTCAGAACAGACAAGTTCTCTGTTGTATTGCTCAAGCAAGGGGAAAAGATATACCCCAATGCGCGATAAACAAGCCATCACTCAAGCACTGATCAGGCAGTATCCTGAATCTCAGCGTCCAGGGTTAGAGTGGGCCATGAAGACCTGGTGGCGGAACATGAAGCCGCAAGGTGGCATGCGACTGAGCGTGCATGGTTTCATGGCCATGCAGCGGATGCAGGTAGAGCATTACAACTTCAACATAGATCTAGACCAAGTGCGGCCCAAGTTGTTGGTCATGTTGGATCAAAGATTGCAAGATCCTTACTACCTGCAAGTGGACAAGCGAGAGCCTTGCGTTAAATTTTATGGTAGCAAGGAAGCCTTCATGGCAAACCTCTACGGGGATCTCGAGAAGTTCTTAGAGAACTACACTGATAAATAACTCATGCGTATAAAAGATATCATAAACGAAGGTGCGGTGCCCGCTAATGATCCGATCTTAAACGATCCTAATTTGTATAAACTGCTAGGCCACTATGTGGGCACGAGTTTTTTAGAATGGGCGATAGAAAATAGTCCATATAATCCGTCGGGAAGAAATTTGTTCCAACAAGCCCAGGCGGCAGCAATTAAACCGATTTATAATAAAATAGCAGCGGCGATCAAACCATTGGCCGCAGAGGAAAATCCCGATATCAACAAGATAGTAAAAATTATAGATAGCCAACTACCTATAGGCGGCATACCTCAAAACATCAAAGCTCGTATAGCGCAGCAACAGACTGCTGATGCGAAAACAGGGTGGGCCTGGCGTGAAAAGAGCCCGGAGCCTGCTGCCGCTATGCCAACTCAGTCGGCTGAGCCGGCACCTGTACCTGCAACGCAGGTATCAAGTCTCTAGAGACCCAGCAGTTTGCGTTCTTCCTGAGTGAGTTTGGCCAGGGCGGTTGCGCGAGCCCGACGCTGGCGTTCCGCTTGTTCACGCTCCTCGGCCTTCATACGCATCGACCACTCCAGTTCATCCAGTGCGGTATGATTATCAAGGGTATAGGAAGTGGTCAACATCACAGCCGTGGGCCTGCGTTGATCACGATCCCGCAGCACAAACATTCCGTTCTCTACCGAGAGTTCATAGTTGTTGGTCCGCGTGGCCAGTTCCAGTGCCGCCATCAAGCGGGCAGGGTATTCTGCTTGTTCCATTGCTAGAGTCGCGGCCGCCCAGGCTTCCGCTTCTGCTAGTCGTTCTGCTTTGGTCTTTCGTGCCATTTTTCAAGCCTTTAGTAAATCAACCATGTGTTGGTGGACTGCTTCCATGTCCTCGTTGCTCATATAGAAGTCGCTGCGAGGATCATAGTATTGTCCTTGTTTAGGGTCATAGTATAATACCTGACCGTTGGCGAACAGAAACGGGCCTTCCAAACCAGCCCGGGGACCATACTGGGTCCGCATGAGATCTGTTTGTGTCTTGTCTGCGATTACCTTGTAGCCCA